CCAATATGCAGGAGCGGTCTTACAATCGCGTGCTCTCGTCGATGTGCGTGATTGTTTGAAGCCATCCGCACGTCAGATCTTTTATTGTCTTTATACTGATAAATTTCTTCCCTCTAAACCATTTAAAAAGACACTAAAAGCTATTGGCTCTGCGGCAAGGATGTATATTCATGGTGACTCTTCGTGCGAAGGTGTCATCATGCGTGCAGGTCAACCGTTTGCGATGCGCTATCCACTTGTGGAAGTAGAAGGCAATGAAGGTAATCTGATGGCGTCTGGGAACTGGGCGGCGCCCCGATATACAGCATCGCGACTGAGCGAGTTTTCTGCTAAGTTGTTCGACTCTATTGAGAAAGAAACAATTAAAGAATGGCGCGACAACTATGATGATACAGAACAATATCCTTCTGTCTTGCCTTCCAAAGGCTTCTACAACATTGTAAATGGCACAATGGGCATTGGTGTTGGTGCTGCATCAAGTATTCCACAGTTTAACATTAAAGAAGTCAACAAAGCTTTGGAAGTTTTACTTCTTAACCCCGCCGCAGATTTCAACGAAATCGTTTGTCTTCCCGATTTTGCAACGGGCGCAATTTTACTCAATGAAAAAGAAGTGCGGCAGGCACTTAAGGATGGACAGGGGCCAGCGTGTAAACTGCGGTCGGTGGTAGAGTGGGATTCTAAGGACAGATGTTTTATTGTGACTCAGATTCCTTACTCTGTTTATACCAACACCATCTGCGGCGAGCTTGAAGAAATTTTGAGCGATGATGCTAATAACCCAGGTATTGAGCGGTTTAATGACTTGACCAACACCGAGCCGCTGATTAAGATTTATCTCACTAAGCGTGCCAACCCTGATAGAGTGCTTAAGTATCTTTATAAGAATACTTCACTTCAATCATACTTTAGCATTAACATGACCATGCTTGAAGATGGTCGTTTTCCAAAAGTATTTGGATGGAAGGCGGCACTGCAGGCGCATATTGACCACGAAAAGAATGTTTATCGACGTGGATTTGAGTTTGATTTAGCCAAGATAGAGAAAAGAATCCATATTCTTGATGGTCTGCTCATCTGCATCGCTAATATTGATGAAGTTGTCAAGGTCATTAAATCCTCCACGAATACAGCGGCCGCCTCAAGCGAATTACAGAAACGTTTTCTTCTCGACTCAGAGCAAGCCAAGGCAGCTCTCGACATGAAGCTTTCACGCCTTGCCAACCTCGAGGTCAAGAAACTGGAAGATGAAAGAGAAAAGTTAATAAAGGAAGCAGAACGACTGCGTGCAATCCTCGAAGATGAGAACCTATTTAATCAAGAGTTAATCAAAGGTTGGCGAGAAACCGCAGAAAAATTTGGTGATGCTCGCCGCACTCAAATTTTGGATATTGAGAATGAATCAGATGAACCGACAGAAAAGAAACAATTAAGTCTTTCTTTCACAAATAAGGGCGCAGTTTTCGTGAGTGAGACTTCTTCTCTTTACTCACAACGTCGCAATGGTATTGGAACCAAGTTCAAGTTAGAGAAAGATGAATTTGTAGTGGACAATATCGTCGGAGAGAATACAGAAACAATTCTCTTCTTTACCAATAAAGGGAGTTATTATCATGTACGGATTGGTGAATTTAATGTTGGAGAAAAGCAGTATTTGTCTAATCATCTTGCTATTGATAATAGTGACGTCTTTTCCGCCGCGGTCGCCTTGAATCCTAAAAATGCGGCTAAATTCATTATCTTTGTAACAAAGAATGGTATTATAAAGAAAAGTCAATTAAGTGAATATAACAGGAAGCGCAATGCGGGCGCGCAGGCATTGAAGTTAGATGCTGATGATGAAATTGTATCAATCCTCATCATGGAAGATGAACGCTTAGGCATCATGTCTAAGTGCGGCCAGTTCATAATGGTATCAACCTCTCCCATCAAGTCGCTCGGCCGCGTCACGCGTGGCATCATCGGCATGAAGCTGAATCCAAGTGACTACGTAGTGAGCGCGCGTGCTATACCAAAGGAGGCAACCCATCTATTTTCCATCTCTACTGATGGCATGGGGAAAAGCACATCAATCAAAGAGTTTACCATAACTGGCACAAACACTAAAGGAGTAAAGATTCAAAAATCCGACTCCATGTGTGACTTCATCCCAATTCTCAACACATCAGACATACTCATCAACTCCAACACAACGCAAATCCGCATTAAGTACAACGACATCCCCATTCTCTCGCGCGGAACGCAGGGAACGAAACTTATCAAACTTACAACAAATCATGTAATTGGAATTTCGTCTCTGTAAATTTGAAATTCATTGAAATTTATAGTATAATATATGTAGAAAGGTTAAGAGAGACCTTTTGATATGAAACAAAATTTTTTAAACAAATAAGGAGATTAAACAAAATGGCAAAACTTACTGAGAAGACTTTTGAAGCACTGGATTATCTGCAGAAGCACGGCGGCCGCGCCACCACGGTTGAGATGATGAACGCTCTCGGTTGCGAGAAAATTGCTTCCATCACTGGTCGTGTGAACTCCCTGGTTAAGAACGAACTCGCTTATCGTGAGAAGGTCGAGGTCGAAGGCGAAGATAAGCCCCTCACCTATGTTCAGCTGACCGATGCTGGTCTGAATTTTGTTCAGGAAGAGGACGAGTAATTAACTGGGAGCCGTAATGACTCCCTTTTAAAAACAAAACTAAGAAACAGAAACTAAGAAACAAAAACAAAGGAGAAATTTTATGTTAAGACAGGCAGAAAATAGGGTTCGTATTGAGGGCATTCTGTCCGAAATCAACCTTAAGTATGGTTCATATGTTAAAAATGGTTCGACGGTTGACACAATCGGCGGCGACATCAAGGTGCTGGTGAATCAGCAGATTAATGGCGAAGATGTATCTCTTATCATCCCCGTGTATATGTTTGCATCTAAACTCACTAATGCTGGTAAGCCAAATCCTGCATACGCATCCATCGAAACTGTCATGAAGGAGTACGTCTCCATCGCGTCCGGTGCAGGCGAAGCGGGCGCAGATAAAGTACGTATCACCAACGGCAGCATTCGTATGAATGAGTATTGGAATCAGCAGGGGCAGCTTGTATCCTTCCCGCGCGTGAATGCATCTTTTGTGTCCAAGGCAACGGGTGAGTTCCGTCCGGAAGCATCCTGGAGCATGGAATTTGCAGTTGCATCTATGGATTTTGTCACGGATGCAGATGGTGTTGAAGTTGAGCCGAAGAAACTTCGCATTAAGATTATTGTTCCGCAGTATGGCGGCAAGATTGACACGATGGAGCTGTTTGCAACTAATCCTCGCGTCATTGATGCAATTACTTCCTATTGGGAGAATCAGAAAACTTATACGGCAAAAGGTCGTCTGAACTTCACGACTACAACTCAGAAGATTATTGAGGAAATGGACTTCGGTGAGCCAGAAGAGCGCATTCGCACCACCACTGTTAGTGAACTGGTTGTCACGAAGGGAACTCAGGCGCCGCTTGAAGATGAAATGGCGTTTGCTCCTGCTGAACTGGCAGCCGCACTCAAGGAGCACAAGGCTTATCTTGAAACTCTGAAAGATAAGACAGCTTCCAAGCCGAAGAACACGCCCGCGCCCGCTGGTTCAAGCGCACACGAGGAATTTGATCTCGGCTTCTAAGGAGGTACATTATGCACCTTTGGGAAGTTGAAAAGAATGTGATTTCACGCGATTTGAAGGGCAAGTATGTGCTTCTCTACGGGAAGCCTAAAAGCGGTAAAACAACCGCCGCTTGCTCCTTCCCCGACGCGGTTCTTCTCGCTTTTGAGAAGGGTTATAACGCGATTGGGAACGCTTATCCTTTTGATATAAATAAGTGGAGTGATTTCAAAATGGCACTCCGCGATTTGGAAGATGCTCGCTCGAAAGAACGCTTCAAGACGGTAATTATTGATACAGTGTCTATCTGTTGGGAAATGTGTGAAAAATACATCTGCCAGCAGAATGGCGTTCAGAAGATTGGTGATATTCCATGGGGTGGTGGTTATACCGCTTGCAAGAAAGAGTTTGAGACCTCTATCCGCCGTATTACCCAACTTGGTTATGGTGTGGTACTGATTGCACATAGTTCCAGTAGGGTAGAAAAGACAGCAGATGGTAGTGATGTGGAAATTATTTCTCCTGACCTACCGAAGCGCGCGGCTGAGGTGTGTAATGGAATCGTGGATATCATCGGTTATATCGGCAATGAATGGAAAGATGGCGAGCGCAAGCGCTGGTTGTATACACGCGAAACCCCCACACTCTTCGCGGGAAGTCGCTTCAAGTATATGCCAGACAAAATTCCATTCAGTTATGAAGCTCTCGTTGATGCAATTGCAAATGCCATCGAAATGGCTGAAAAACAGGATGGCGCACTTGTTGCTGACAGCGTGAAGATTAAAACAGAAGAGTCTCTTGATTTCAATGCCGTGCGCAATCGCGCGCAAGAGTTGTGGACACAGCTTGTAGGAACTGGCGATAGCGCTAATCCTGACATGGCAACCGCGATTCTCAAGAAAATTGAAATGACAATGGGACGCCGCATGAAACTCAGTGAGTTTACTGAAGACCAGGTCGATTTGTTAAATCTCGTAGTCCTCGACATGGAAAATATGCGTTAAAACGATTCGTCTATACATATAAGCACAGGTTTTCATGACCTGTGCTTTTTAAATTTGACAAAAGTCAAATTCTATGATATAATATAATTAGATAAAAAATGTCCGAAAGAAGGTGATTTTAGATGCCCGAGTGTAGAATTTGTCATATGCCTATTGATAAGAAAAAGGGAGAAGGTACTGAATGGATTATGCCTTCTCAGAACTGGTATTATCATAAAGAGTGCTATGATACATGGCGGGCCGCGCCAGCGACGGATGAAGAGTGGGTTGATATGATATTTGACTTTCTTGCGAGAGATATGAAAGTCAGTTATAACTACTTTCTCTGCAAGCAGCAAATTGAAAACTTTTGGAAGAAACAGAAGATTAATCCAAAGGGTATTTACTTCTCTCTCAAATATTTTTATGAAATAAAAGGCAACTCCTGGGAGAAGGGACATGGCGGTATTGGCATTGTGCCATATGTATTTGATGATGCTAAAGCATATTGGGCAGAGCGCGAGAGAAAGAAACATGGTTTTATGAAGCAGATTGAACAGGAAGCAAAAGAGCGAACTGTAGTTAAGATTACACGCACACAGCGGCGGCGCGAAAAATATGATTTAGACTCGATTGGGGGCGAAGATTAATTGGTTGATAAGAACTCAATATTGCAAATCTTTGGCTCTTTAATGAAGAAGCCGAGTTTGCTGAGTGAAAGTGATAAGTATCAATTAACACTTGATGACTTCTATTATAAGTTTGATAAGTATATCTTCGCAGCAATTGAGAACTTGTATCGCAGTGGCGCGAACAAGATTCA